TGCATGGCAATATTTTAGCCCTTGTCGCTTAAAAAACACTCGGAACAAAGTCGGGAGGTTTTAAAGCAAGTTTTTTTTCAAATTATTGTCTAACGTAGTCCTCGACATAAAAATGTAGAGGATAAAAAAATGTGTCCAAAACAATCAGATTTCAATGAGTTGAAGGGCTGGACTCCACCAGTTTTTCATCAGGGAAAGGAATGTTATGTTTCGTTTACGGCATTCTGTCCAGAGACCGGCAAGATGAGGAAAAAGAAATTTATGCTTGACAGAATCAAGAGCAAACGACTTCAGAAATTGAAGGGAAAGCAAATGTGTCAGCGACTTACAGAAAAACTGCTCGATGGCTGGAACCCATGGATAGAGGCAGAGAGTCCGTCAGAATACACTACCTGGGAAGAAGTGTGCTACAGTTATGAGAACTATATCGACAAGATGTCAAAGGAGAAAGGCTTGCGCCCTGAGACCATTGCAAGCTACACAAGTTATCTGAAGATATTGAAAGAATGGATTGAAGACAAAAACGTGCATTATAGCTATCAGTTTAATCGGCGCATTGTCGGCAAGTTCCTTGACTATGTGTTTGTAGAGAGGAACGTTTCTCTCCAGACCAGGAACAACTATTTGTCATGGCTCAAGACCTTCTCGAAGTTCATGCTCGCAAGGGCTTTCGTCAGCAAAGATCCTACAGAGGGGGTGCCATCATTAGTCCACAAACACCTGAACAAGAACCGTGACTCCCTATCCGAATCAGATTTGATAAGACTGAAGGAATATCTGCAGGCACACAACAAGCACTTTCTGCTTGCCACATACATCTTATATTATACATTCCTGCGTCCTCACGAGATGTCATGTATAAAGATAGAAGACATCAGCATAAAGGGACAGACAATAAGAGTATGGGGAGAGAATGCCAAGAACCACAATGATGCAGTGGTGACGATGCCGAAGAAAATCCTTAAACTGATGTTGGAACTTGACGTGTTCTCTCATCCAGGCAGCCACTATCTGTTCAGCCGTGACTTCAGGCCAGGAACTGAATATCGGAGCGAGAAATGCTTCAGAGACTATTGGAGCAGAGTCTTGAGAAAGGAACTGGGATTCTCTTCCCGATACAAGTTCTACTCTCTGAAAGACACAGGCATAACGAATATGTTGAGAAAGAATATCGATGCGGTATCCGTTAGGGACCAGGCAAGACATTCAAGCATTGAAATCACGAACATCTACGTATCGAAGAGCGACATGAAAGCCAACAAATCGCTCCTCGACTATGATGATGATTTCTAATCCAACGGATAGAAAGTTCCTTCTATGACATCTGACAGGCGCCCGTTGACAACTTCATGCTTCAGCTGCTGGCAGTAGAACCTGCGGTTGCAGATATTGAATATGCGGCGGGCGTCTCTCAACTTGAAGCTTCTGAACTTTATCACATATACCTCAGAAAAATCTATATCCAGTTGGTTTTGCCAATACGTATTATACATCCCATGCAGACCATTAATAGAGAGGTCGAAATTTCCTTCCGTATTGATTCTGAACATTGTTTGATTATCCCAAAACCTGTTATCTGTGAGGAATTTTGTCATTGTCATCTGCATAAGTTTGCTGTTGATGCTCATGGGGGTGACAAAACCATTACTGTAGACATCCGGCTGCACTCCAATATAGAAAGCGACGAACAGATTCTCCTTAACTGCTTCTTCCCCCGTTTCTCCATCATGAAGACGCGTGATGAGCCCTGTCTTTTCATCTTCCGAAGATGAGGGCTCATCCGTATCGGAATTCTCAGCAAGGGGCAACGGATAGACCATATAATTTCCTGCCGCAGTAGAATTGCCCGTCCTGTAACACCAGACGATTTCCACGGGAACGATATCCAGTTCCATGTTGTCATCCGATTCCTCTTCGATTCGAGGTCCGAACTGATTGATCATCTTGAGTGTGGCCCACGAATCCGCTGCTGCAGCCAGGACATAAGGGAAATCAGAGAATGTCTCCATGGTTAGGGACAAGGGCATCTTGTATGCCACCATCTTGTCATATTCGTCTTTCACCGCCTGTGGCGTATTCTGGCTGCTGATGAAACCGTCATTGCCAATTATAGAATAGAAGATGTCATACAAAGCGGAAGGATACCATTTGGCAGGATATGAGGGGGCGGGAGAAACCTGTTCTATAAGAATCTTCCTGACAAGCTCCTGGTCCAGTGAATAGAACTTATAGAGATTTGTGTCTGGAAATTTGTAAGCGATATTGTGATAGACGATATTGTCTGGAGGTTCCTGGTCATATTGTTTGTTTATATCTCCTATCACATCATCAAAGTCGATAGCTTCCACCTCTGCTGTTTCGTAATAGTCTACAGCATTCAGAATATCCACCTCCATTGTAAGGTTGTCTACGACAAAACAGACAGCACAGAGATTCTCAACTTGCGACAGGAACGACTCTACGGTCCAGTTCTCCACCATCATATTATAATATAATGTGTCATGGCTATGTACGACAATCAGCCTGCTCAGTTCCTTGTGCTCTCCGATATAGTCATTTACGAGATTATACCCAAGCGCTTCCAGTACTCTGCGGACTATCGCTGCAAGGTATGGCTGGGCACAAAAGCGTGTGCCTTTCCTGAATTTCAAATCCGCAGCTGTCTTTGCCGCTTCAATCTCATTGCAAATGGTCGACTTCAGATATGTACTGGAACCACTATACATCACATTCTCGAGCCACGACCTGAATGTCACCTTGGCGCATACCGGAGTGCAGACATAATCCCATTGAGGATATGCCCCCTGCAAAGAATTGAGAGCCGTATTCTCGTCGATGTCGGGGATGCACCCCAAATCAAGTTCTCTGAGGCGTTTGTCACTGCCAGCTATATAGTTGAATTCCGAATTGCCTGCCACGATCTGAATCTTCACGATTCGCGAATCAATCTCCAGTACGACTTCTTTTCCGCTGATGATGACTCCCTTTTCATAATAGAGGACAGCCGACCTGCCAATCGGACGCTTGGTCACGTCAATGCGGTGCATGTTATTATAGATTCTCGCATTCTGGGGGTCAGCAAGCGATATGTCTATATCGAGCGTGTGCTGTCCCTCAGAAGTAAAGAACGGATTTCTGTCATAGAATTCCAGTGACAAGTCGGCTGCGAGGTTCACTCTTTCACCATCGATCATCAGTTTAATCATCTTCTTTTGCGTTTAACGTTAGATTTCATTTTGTTCACCAGTTTCTCTGCCTCTATTGTCCCGTGTTTGCCGGTAGCGTATGTTTCGGCGACTATCGGCTGCGAGAAACGGCGGTCGATGCCGTCAAGGCTTCTGACGACTCTTGCCAACACCGAGTAGAGTGCAGCATCACCTGAAGCACCTGAGGCCATACCATTGGCGGTTCTCTGCATTACTGTGTGTCCTCCGTTCCTTGCCATGGGGACGACGGCTGCCACATCCTCTGCGGACAACCTTGACACGCTGCCAGAACGTTGTGCCGCATCGATGAGATTCAGAATGGGCAGGATATTCGGGTTTGCCGTCGCGAAACGGTTTGCCACGAATTCATTGCTGTGCACAATACCCTGTGGCCGGTCCCACGGACCTGAGGAGGTAAAACCGCCTACTGCGAAATTCCCGATTGCCGTCTTTGCAGTTTCAAACGCCGCTGTAATTAGCGCTATTTCCGCCGCAGCTTTTGCTATACCGGCCAATCCCAAGGTGCTGATATTGTCTATCGTCCTCTTGGCTATAGCCATCACCATCGTCTGTTTCAGAGCATCGAGCGTCATCGAGAGAATTGATTTCAGAAATTCCTTGATGCTTGCTTTCTGCCCTGTGAGCAGATTTCCAAGCAGTTCGCCAAGCTGTTCTCCTGCCTGTGAGGCAAGGTCTGCTACAGTATGATAATAATCTTCGTATTTCTGTTGGCGCTTCTCAAGTTCCTCCTCCGTGGCGTCGGTGTCCGCTTTTTCAATCTCTTTAAGGATTTCGGCTTTCTGTTCTCCGTTCAGATTTAGCTCGTCAAGTTGTTTTTCCAGATATTCTTTCCACAGTTTTGCCCTTTCGCCTTGACTGATCTTGTCAAGTTTGCCTGCCTTGATGCTCTCCCGTTCTTGAGCATCGAGCAGAGCTTCGAACTTAGTCTGGGAATCCTTTATTATCCTCTCGGCAGAATCCTTGTCAGCCTTCTCAGTGTCTGCAGTATATTTAGCCTTCAGCTTTTTCAGCTTCTCCTGATATGCTTCTTCAGACAGCAGCCCCTTCTTGTGGGCATCGTCGAGCGTTGCCAGATCGTTGTCGTATTGTTCCTTCAGCTGTGCGAGCTCTGCTGCATGACGCTCTTCTTCCGTTGCATCATACTTCTTGTCGATTTCTTTGATCTTGTCCAGGAGCTTGATTTTGTACTCCAGGATCTTCTGTTGGATTTCCGCTTTCTTTTTGGGTTCAAGATTTGCGACATCCAGTTTCTTGTTGAGTTCCTCTATCTCCAGATCTTCTATTTTACGGTTATACTCCTGTTCTGTTTCGATTTCGCCATCAAGGTATTGTTTCTTGACCTCTGAACGTTTGTTTTCATATTCTGTAGTTATAGAATCGAGTTCCTTCTGTGTTTTCTTTCGGGCATCAGTTTCTGCCTTTCCCCTCGCACGTTCCAAAGCCTTGGCTTTCTTTGCGGCTTCTTCTGGGGATGTATAATGATTGCCCTTTCCATTGCCCTTTCTCGATCCATTTTCCCGTTGCTTCTCATCTGCGATTCGCTGGGCTTCAAGTTTTGCAAGTTCTTTCTGATTCTCTCGCAGTGCTTTCCGATAAGCAGCCTGTTGTTTGTCCAATGCAGAAATTGCATTCCCATATCTTATTGTCGCAGCTTCCAAAGAATTAAACGCATATCCCTCCTTTTCCAACGATGTCGTATAATCCCATCCCTTCAGGTTTCCATGCGAGAACAGTGTTTGAAGGGCATTCCTTCCTTTTTCCACATTTCTCAGCAGATCATTAAATCCTGTTGTTATCCAGTCATACCATTCCGTGTGGTCTGAATCCTTCGCATCCAGTTTCTTTTTCTCGATTTCTTCGAGTTTCATCTGCAGCGCTTTCGCCTGGGCGTTCAGATACAGAGACTGCGTATAATTCTCGATAGCCCTTGTTGCAGCCCGGGTGCTGATATTCTCGTTTGTCAACCATCCAAGGTATTCCGGACTGAGTTTGTTTATCTCTTCGATTGCCACCTTTCGCTCCTGGTCCGACAGGGCCTTGTTCCGCGCCACAGACACGAGAGCCATAAGTTTGGATTTCTCACCCTCCATTTCCACTGCTGCATTTTTATGGACCTCTGCAAGATCATTTTCTTTCTCAGTGGCATCGTCAACAGAATCTATCCAGTCTTTAATGACGGCAATTGCCACGAGAATAGCGGTTGCTGCAGCAGTCCAAGGATTCTGCATCATCGCGATTTTCAGGTTTTTGATGCCTGTTATGACCTTGTCGTTCCAAAATACCTGCAGTTTCTTTATCGCCACGTCGGTCTTCTCCAGCACGATATAAGTTGTAAGGAGCGCCGTTGCTGTGAGGATTGTAGTATTGTATTTCAGGAATATCGACACGATTGCAGATATAGCTCCAGCAACGCTTGTTCCAAGGCTTATGCCGTGCTCTACCAGAGGCAACAGCTTCTCGCCCAGTTCCACACTTATGTCATGAAAATGTTTCTTTGCCTTGTCAAGCCTCGCCTGCACCGTGTTGTTCTGCACATTGAATTCATCAAGAACACTTGTGCCATCGCTATACGCCTTGTTGGCTATTTCCTGTGCCTCCGTCACTTGGTCGAGATGAGAAGCGACTGACGAGAGAACCCCGACGGCACGTGTTCCGTCAAGCTTCATCTCTTCAAACATCGGTGCCATCTTGTCGAAACCTCCCTGTTCCTTCATTGCTCCGAGAAATTTCAGCAATGCCGCATTGGCATCGGTTTTCAATAGTTTTGTGAAATCTTTCACATTTTCTCCTGCAAGTTCGGCGAAACGTGCAGGTTCCTGATACATCTTCGTGATGAGCTGAGAGAACACGGTGGATGCCGTCGCCTCTTCCTGCATGTTCTGGTCGAGGGCAGATGCGAGACCCATTATTTGTGTCTGGGTGAATCCTGCCTGTATTGCCACTCCCGACAGGTCGGCGGTGAAGTCAACGATATATCCGGCATTGGCAGAGGAGCTTTGTGCAAGGTCGTTGACTGCAGAACCGGTGGCGAGCATAGCTCCGCGCAGCCCTTTCGTCTCATCCTCACCGAACATGTGTGCGAGCTTGCCTATCTTGTCCACCGCCCCCTCACCGAGGTCATCGCCAAGCGCCACGTTTATCTTGTCAGCTCCATCTACGAATTCCTCAACCATTTCTTTATTTGTGATTCCAAGACGGCCTGCAGATCCGGCAAGCTCATTGAGTTGTTCTCTTGCCGTTCGGGTATCCATTCTCTTGAAGTCCTCGTTCATCTGATGGACTTCCTCGTTGGACTGACCTGTGTATTTCCTCACGTCAGCCATCGACTCTTCCATTCGGGCGTAATCTTCCACATATTGGCGAGCGACATTTTGTACTTTAACGAAAAGTTGTAATGCTGACTGGGCTGAATAATACCATTTGTTGATAAAATCCGCTCCCTTACCTAAAACAGAGCCAAAGGTTTTTGCCTCTTCAGATGTAGCACGGATAGCCTTACGATGATCCGACAAAATTTTATTCAAGTCTGCTATCGATTTTGCAGTCCTTTCGTATTCTTCCGTTCCGATAGTCATCTTTTTGATGTCTCGCGTAAGTTCACGTATTCTCTTCTGTATGGAAGGAACCGTATTCTCGATTTCTGA